AGAATGCAGGTGAGTTTGGAAGCGCGGGGCCTGCTCAATCCGGCCTGGGTGGAACTGCTGCAAGGATTCCCTCCCGGCTGGACGGACATCCCGGCTGGCCCGCCCGACCGGGGGAAGCGCAGCACGGCGACGAGCCGCCGCGAACGACCGGCGGGCGTGTCGCCGACCGGGTAGCGCGGCTACGGGCGCTGGGCAATGCCGTCGTGCCGGCGCAAGTAGCCCCGGTGTTCGCGGCCATCGCGGACTGGGAACGGGCGGCAGCCGCTGCCCGCCCGGACGGCGGGGCAGCAGAGGGGAGGCAGGGATGACCGACGGCACCGAGCACTACGCCTACGCCGGCGTACTCCGGCGTGAGGTCGCCTACATCGCCTGTTGCGTGCGGTGCGGCACGGAGGCACGGTGGGAAGTCGAGAACCGGCGGGAGGCAGAGAAAGAGATTCGGTATGACGGCTGGCGGCAGGCTGGAGAGCAAGGGGCATGGGTGTGTGGAGCGTGTGGGAAGGAGAGCAAGGATGAGGTTGCGTGAGAAGCGCTGGCTTTGGCGTCTCTACAACGTCATAACGGATATCCCAGGAGCGGGCGGAGGGTCAAAGAGTATGAGCGTAGCAGGGCTTACTGGATATGCCAGGGATATTAGCCGAGCCAAACCATTGATACAGAACATATTGATGGGCCTTGGTTACGGTGACGACGTAGAGTCTTGCGTAAAAGAACTTGAAGAATGGGCCGAACTTCGCAAGAGGGAGAATTGGGCGTGACCACTGAGCAGCAGGACGCGCCGGGGCAGCCGGGCGAGGAAGGAGAGGGACAGTGACAGTGACAGTGACAGATCGCCCAACGACGCGCTGGCACCGGGTCAACACGGCCAGCTTCCTGAACGAGATGGCCGGGAACGGCAGGATTACCTTGGAAGGTCGGCAACGCCCGGACGTGCAGACGCGCCAATGGTGGACGCTGCAATGGACGGCGGACGATGGCCGCGTCGTCTGCACGGTGGAGGCATCTAGCCTCACGCTGCTCCTGAAGCGGGCGGCGGCGATGGAGATGGACGTTGAGGAGCGCCAGGAACGGGCGGAGGAGGAAGAGAATGGCTGACGCGATGAGCGAGCGAGCGCCGGGGCCGCGCACCACGCCGGAGATGCGCCAGGCGTTGCGGGCACGCTACACGTCGGAGTCGGTGCCGCCATGTCGCGTGTGCGGCGGACCTTTGTCCCCGGTGGCCTCGGGTGGGGGGCACCCGACCGTATGGGCGTGTGAAACCCTCGAACCCGATCCCGACAAACCGGGATGGCTCCGCAACCGACCGGGACGCGGCGGGGCCGAAGAAACGCGGCGCGGCGGACATTTCGCAGCATCGCGTATCGACTGGCTGCGCGACGGCGATCCCGACGTGCTGGCGCTCTGCGATGACGCCGACGCCCTGGCCGGGGCGCTGGCAGAGGTGGCAAGGCTGCGTGAATCGCTCGTAGACATTGGTCACCTGGTAAAGGCGTGGTCAAACCGTCCATCGGAAGGTGATCTTCTCCGGGTAGCGCGGATGATAGATACCGCCCTGACCCCGCGACCTGCCGAGAATGTGCCGCTGGATGGCCCCAGGATACCGCTGGAAGGCGTGGAAGGGCCGGCGCGCGCAAATGTGCCCGCAACGAGCGCAACGGAGGCATCCTGATGCGTTGGCGCGTCCGTGGCCGCTGGTCCTGGCGGCTGGAACTGTCACCGGCCCGCTGCTACGTCGGGGCCTGCGTGGAGCGGCAGGAGGGGACGATGGCGGTGGGGTACCACGCCTGGGTGTGCGTGGTGCCGATGGTGCCGCTACATCTCGTGCTGGTGCGGTGGAAAGGGGGCAGGAATGGTCGCTGACCGTCGCGCCCAGGTCCTGCGCATCCTGGCCTGGCTCGCCACGCTGCCCCACGGCTACGAGTGGGCGGAGCGGTGGCGGACGGAATACGGAGAAGAGTTGCAGAAGATCGACGAGGGGAAGGCGGCGTGAGCATAGTAGCCAACGATCAGGAATACCAGGAGCGTCCCATCAGCGCGGTCACGGAACGGCCCGACGGGTGGGAGATCGACACCGACGGCTGGGTGTTCCGGGTGCCGAAGGAGGACGTCGCCCCGCACGTGGGGGACGTGGCGCGCTTCTATGGGCGCGGCATCGGCTACCCCGTGCGCGGGCTGGCGCTGAACGGCCAGGTGGTCTGGTACCGGAGTGAGGAAGATGACCGCCTGGAAAGCGTGATCACTCAGCGCCAACAGGACATTGTGCGCATCCGCGAGTACCAGCAGCACGGGCGCGCCGAACTGGACGCCCAGTACGCCACCTTGCCCCCGGTATTCCAGCGGCGCATCGACCGCTTTCGGCGCAACGACCCAAACTTCCGGTGGGGCAGCGAAGGCTACGAGATGTCGTGTGCCGTGGACGCGGTGAAGATCGCGGCGTGGGCACGCACACCGGAGCGGGTCAAGGAGTATCACGATCTGACCTGGGAGGAACAGAAGGCGGCCATCCCCGATATCTTCCAGGGCCACAGCGGCAACAGCTTCGCCTTCGCCTGCCGCCTGGCCCATCACTACCTGACCGACTCCGAACTGGTGAAGCAAGAGCACGGCGCGCTGTGCATCCTCACCGGCTGTGATGGTGACGGCAAGTGCTACGCGCCGAAGGGGGCGGCGTGAATCTCCCGCCGGCGGTAGTGCCGTCGCGGCAACGTCGCTACTTGACATTTCCGCATTGTAGCAACCACAATTACCTGAGGGAGGGACCAGTGACCGACCAGCCTACCAGCGTCCGCCCGGCGCGCAACGCGCTCTCCGACCTGCGGCAGTACATTCGCAGCGTGCTCTATGACGACCAGGCAACGCCGATCAGCTACCTCCTGCCGGTGGCGGACGCGGTGCCGCCCTACGACGACCGCGACGTCTACGACAGCCGCCTGTCCGGCGCGGACCTGCGCGAGGTGCGGGCGGCGGAGCGGGACCAGCCGGTGGCCGACTACGAGCCGCCGATCTGGACAATCAAGGACCCGGTGACTGGCGACCGCGAGCCGGCCCTGGGCGTGGGGCACCACACCGGCGACCCGACCTACGGCATGGCGTTGGGCGGGGCCGACCGCAACCGCTACGTCCTGGAGCGCCAGGCCCCGGAGCGCCACTACGACCGCACCATCCCCCGCGAGATCGTGCGCGGCGTCGCGGCCCGCCTCTGCCCGGACGACCAGCAGGCGCTCAGAGGGATGGCAAGACTCGGCAAGCCCGATACCAAGCGAGCGAAGACGGGCGTCGTCACCGTCCCAGTCGTCACCGTCAAGCACCTGGCGCACGAGGCCGGCGTGACGCGCGTCACGATGCAGCGCCGCCATCACGACGCCGCCAAGGCGCTGCTGGCCGGGCTGTACGACTGGCACGCGAGCAACCCGGAACGGCGGGTGGCGTAGGTGGGCAAGTTGTTGGACCGCCTCGACACCGATGCCATCGTCTTCCTGACGCTCATCGTCGGGCTGCCGGCGTTCCTCGCCCTCCTGATGGCCATCGTTTCTGTTGTCGCGCTGTTATGCGGCTGGCAGCCGTGGGCGCGTTAGCGGACGCTCGCTTGCTGATACACTTTGATACTTTCTGATACACTTGCCCCGCCCGCGCGCGTGGTATGGTCAAAGGCAGCAGGCAGCGCCGTCTCACCCACACGCATTCCTTCTCTCCCGACCGGTCCACGCTGACGCTGCCCGCTCCCACCTTTGGCTAGCGTTAGCCGGAAAATCGCCGTCGCCGCGCGCCTGGCACGTTGGTGCAGCCCAAAAGGACGGCAGAGGGAGTCTATTGTTGGTGCATCCCTGATGGAACGCGGCACGCTGGTGGAAGTCGAGTGGGTGGACTCCACGCACTTCGACGGCTGGCTCGGCACCGACAGCTTCCCCGACACCCTCAAGGAGAGCGTCACCAAGATGTCGTGTTACAGCGTCGGGTGGCTCTACCTGGCCGATAGTGAGCGGCTGGTGATCGTGCAATCATTCTCCGCGTCCGGGCAGCCGGCCCACGGGCTGGAGATACCCCGCGTGTGCATCGTCAAGTGCACGGCCCACGCGGCGACCGTCAACCCGGTGCATCCGTGACCTTCTCGACTTGGCCCCTCTTCCACATCGTCAGCGACGAGTCCAAGCGCGTCCTCTTGCGCGCCCGTGGCCCCGGCGAGCTGCCGGAGATGCCGCAGGGTGAGGCGGTGCGGGCGTGGGACTGGGAACGGTCACGAGAGGTAGAGAAGCTCATGCGGATGCCCCCGGTCGGCCCTGAGCGGCGGACGGCGTAACCTTGACGAGTTAGTAAACGTTAGCGAAAACGATGATCTGGACGTGGACCAAGCAGCGCGAGACGGCGGCAAAACTCGCCGCTGAGGATACGCAGACGGACACGCAGATCGCGGCGACCGTCGGTGTGTCGCAGATGACGCTGGAGCGATGGAAGCGGACCCCGGAGTTCCAGGCGCGCGTCGACGAGATCGTCACCGCCTACGCCGACGCGATCAAGGACGAGGGCATCGCCAACGTCAAGAACCGTGTGGCGGCCCAGAACGACCGCTGGCAACGTATGCAGCGCCTGATCGACGCGGCGGCGGAAGACCCCGACCTGGCCGATATCCCCGGCGGTGACACCGGCATGCTGGTGCGGACGGCGAAACTGGTCAAGGTCTACGGGTCCATTCCGAGTTCGGGTGGCGAGGCCGAGTCGTTGCAGAGCGCCAAGCGCGAAGTGCTGTTGTACGAGTACGTGCGGGACACCAGCATCTCGGCGGAGATGCGCGCGCTAGAGAAGCAGGCGGCGCAAGAGCTGGGCCAGTGGACCGAGAAGCAGGAAGTGACCGGTAAGGATGGCAAGCCCATCGCTGTCGCCACCACGGCCTTTGCCTTCGACGACTATCGCGCCCTCTTCCTCGCTGCTGGCGATGGCGGAACAACTGCTCCAGGAGACCGTCCTTCGCAACCGGTGGATTCCCCACTGCCCGACGCCTAAACAGGCCTACTTCCTGACGCTTCCCCACCGCGAGGCGCTCTTTGGCGGCGCCGCTGGCGGCGGCAAGTCCGATAGCTTGCTAATGGCCGCGTTGCAGTACGTGGACACACCGGGCTATGCGGCGATGATCTTCCGCCGCACCTACGCCGACCTCTCCCTGCCCGGCGCGATCATGGACCGGTCAAAGGACTGGCTGTCGGGCACGCCGGCCAAGTGGAACGACAACACTAAGACTTGGACCTTCCCGAGCAAGGCGACGCTGACCTTCGCCTACCTGGAGCACGAGAACGACAAGTACCGCTACCAGGGCAGCGAACTCCAGTTCGTGGGCTTCGACGAGCTGACCCAGTTCCCGGAGACCGTCTACCGCTACCTGTTCAGTCGCATCCGGCGGTTGCAGGGCGCGGTGGTACCGCTGAGGATGCGCGGGGCCACCAACCCCGGCGGCGCCGGGCACGAGTGGGTCATGCAGCGGTTCCTGATCGAGCGGGAGCCGGAGCGCCGGTTCGTGTTCTCGACGCTCGACGACAACCCACACCTGGACCGCGATGAATACCTGAAGTCGCTCAGCGAACTGGACCCCTACACCCGCGCCCAACTGCTGAACGGTGACTGGTTCGCCCGCCCACCCGGCACCAAGTTCCAGCGCCACTGGTTCCCCATCGTGGATCAGGCGCCGGCAGCCGGACGCACGGTGCGTTTCTGGGACCTGGCGGCAACTGAGAAAAGTGCCAATAACGGCGACCCCGATTGGACCTGTGGCGCACTGGTGAGCACCCACGAGGGCCGCTACTACATCCGCGACATGCGCCGGGACCGCGCCACGCCTGCCGGTGTTGAGTCCCTCATCAAGCAGACGGCAGAACTGGACGGCAAGTCCATCCCGATATGGATGGAGCAGGAGCCAGGCAGTAGCGGCGTCAAGGTGATTGACGACTACGCCCGGCGCGTGCTGGCCGGCTGGACCTTCCGAGGCGTGCGCTCGACTGGCCCGAAAGAGTTGCGCGCCAATCCGGTGAGCAGCGCCGCCGAGGCAGGGAACGTGCTGCTCGTGCGGGGGGCGTGGAACACGGCGTTTCTGGACGAGGCTGAGGCGTTCCCAGGCGGGCAGCACGACGACCAGATTGATGCCGTCTCGGGGGCGGTGGCCCAACTGACTGGCGACGCCCTGCCCTACGGCTGGCTCACCGGCGACGAACAGTTCCGCGACGCCGTGCTGGGGCCGGAGACGACCGACGCGGAGCGGATCGCCGCGCGCAAGCGAGCACTCGGCATAGCATAGGGGGACGGAACAGGCATGGCCAACGCCGCCACCCGCACCGCCCACGCCCTGCGCGCCGCCGCCGGGGCCGCCTTCGGGGCGGTCACGCGCGCCGCCCGCACCGCCGGCCAGGGGCTGACCCTGGTTCCTGCCTACCTCAGTGGACTGCTCTGGCTTCTGAGCCAGACCTTCGAGGACTTGGCGCGCAAGGGATACGCCGGCAACAGCGCCGTCTACGCCGTGATTCGCGTGCTGTGCCGGGCGATCCCGGAGCCGCCGCTGATCCCCTACCAGATGAAGCCGGACGGCACGCTGGGCGACCCGCTGCCCTGGGACCACCCGCTGCGCACCCTGATCCGCCGGCCCAACGAGCTCATGAGCGAGCCGCGCATGTGGGAGATGGTGACGCTGCACGTCGCCATCGTCGGGCGGAGCGTCTGGTTCAAGGAGCGCAACAACGCCGGCGACGTGATCGCCCTGTGGCCCTTACGCCCGGACCGCGTCGGGCCGATCTACAGCACGGCCCACGACCCCGGCCAGCAGGTGATCAGCGGCTGGTCCTACCTGGTGCCGGGCACCGTGGAATACATCCCGCTCGCCCGTGCCGACACCTTCTTCTACCTCTCGCCCGACCCCGCCGGCGACTCCGGCGGCCTGGTGGAGGGGCTGGGGGCGCTGCAGACGCTCGCCCCGGAGGTGAGCGCCGACAACGAGGCGACGAAGTACGTCGGCGCCCTCCTCAGCAACTACGGCACGCCGGGCGTGGTGATCAGCACCAAGACGCCGATCCCCAACGCCGACGCCGCCAAGCTGATCAAGGCTAGCTTCATGCGTGAGTTCGGCGGCGCCCGGCGCGGCTCCCCGGCCCTGATCGACGCCGACGCCAGCTTCACCCAGCTCGGCTTCAACCTGAAGGACCTGGAGTTCCCGGCCCTGCGCGCCACCACGGAGTCGCGCATCGCCTCCGCCTACGGCGTGCCGGCGATCCTGGCCGGGCTGAACACCGGCATCCAGTCCGGCATCCGGGCGACGATCAGCGAGCAGCGCGAACTGTTCGCCGAGACCACCTGCACCGCCCACTGGCGTACGAACGAGGCGACCTTCAGCAACGACGTCGCGACGGAGTGGGGCGACAACATCGTTTGCCTGTTCGACACGACCAAGGTCAAGGCGCTGCAGGAGCAGGGCAAGTACGAGACCGAGCGGATCGAGTCCGGCTTCAAGGAGGGCGCGGTCAGCATCGACGAGTACCGCACCAAGGTATTGCAGCTTCCCCCGGTCGGCGGCGATTTCGGCGCCAGCTTCAACGTCCCGGTCGCCAGCGCGATCACGCCGACGCCGGACCAGCCGGTGGACCTCTCGCCGAGCGACAGCGACGACGTGAACGACGACCCGCGCCTGCACGTGCTGCCCACGCGGCGTCCCCCCGCCGTGGCGACTCCCGCCACACCATCGATGCGCCACCTAGTCGTCCCGGCCAAGGCGACGAAGGCCGCCCCGGTGGGAGCCACGGCGAATCACGTCACGGCGACCAACGCCAATGCCGTTCGCCGCCGGCAGACGGCGCTGGATCACCACAGCGGCCCGCTCCTCGAATACCTGCACGCCCTCGGCGCGACGATGGCGGAGCAGGTGGCGCGCCACGCCACGGTCAAGCACGTCTACATTCAGGACACCGCCCCGCCGGCTGGCGAGGCCGTCAAGCTGCGCACGCTGCTGGAGCAGGTGTGGCTCGACAACCTCCAGGGGGCGTTCGAGGATGCCTCCGACACGCTCGGCACGGCCCTGCCCTTCGACGTGACGCCCGATGTCCGCGACGCCCTGGACGGCATTGCCGAGCGGGCGGCCGGGATCGACGAGACGACGGCCCAGGCCGTGCGCAAGGCGGTTGACGCCGCCAACGCCGCCGGGGAGACGCCGGCCCAACTGGGACAGCGCATCCGGGCGTTGGACGTGTTCCGGGGCGGGCGCGCCGTCACCATCGGGCAGACGGAGAGTGCCACCGCTTACAACACCGGGACGGCGCTCGCCTACCGCCAGAGCGGGATGGTGGATGCCGTGCAGGTGAGCGACGGCGACCACGACGCCCCCTGTGCGGAGGCGAACGGGGCGGAATGGAGCCTGGACGACGCGGCGGCAAACCCGCTGCAACATCCCCGGTGCTTCCCGTCAGGGACGATGGTGGAGGCACCGAACCTCACCGCGTCGTTCACGCGGTGGTTTGAGGGGGAACTGGTCGTCTTGCGCACAGCCGCAAACGATCTGCTGTCCTGTACCCCGAATCACCCGATATTGACGGATCACGGCTGGGTCGCTGCCGGTGCATTGCGTCAGGGAGACCACGTAATCCGCTGCTTGGACCGTGAGCGGGTAGTGCGGTTGCTCAATCCAGACTACCACGACATGCCAACCGCTATCGAGCAGATAGCGGATGCGCTGGGGCCAGCGCGCGGCGGCACGTCCGCTTCCGTGCCAGCATCCCCCGTAGCATTCCACGGCGACGGAGCCGGCAGCGATATCTACGTTGTACGGACCAACCGCCTTGGCGAGCATCGGGGACAGACCGCGTTCGCTCAGCAGGGCCGCCAAAGCGCGGTCGTTCATGCTGACGCCGCTTTGCGCGGATTCGCGTCCAACGGCCATCGCGCATTGTTTGTCGAAACTGACCGGCCGCCCACGGACGGCGGCATGGGCAGCATCGGCGTTGTGGCGGCGGACCTCGGGATCAAGTCGCGCGTTGCGGAGTCGGTGTGTCTCACTGCTACTGCGCATCAGGCCGAGATCGCCCAGCCACTTGCGGACAGCGGCACCGTCCGAAGCACCAACGCGGCGGGCAATCTCAGCGGTACTCAATCCCTGGGTGACATACATCGTGAACAGGGACTGCTCGCCGGGATTCTTGATCGCCCGTCCTGGAGTGCGCATGACGAATCCGTGGCGTTGGAAATGGCGAAAGAGCGTCGTGTGTCCGATGCCGACGAGCCGGGCGAGATCGCCACTCGATTCGCCGGCCTGATAGCGCCGGTAGAGATCGTCGAAGTCAATCGCCGGAAGTTTTCTGGGCACGTTTACAACCTCGAAACCGTACAGGGCTGGTATATCGCCCAGGGAATTATAACACATAACTGCATCCGATCGTTCGCTCCCGTGGTGACCAGCAAGAGTGCATTGGAGGCGGCCTGATGACGGCGCTCAAGTTCGTAGACGGTTCCGAGACCGCCATTGAAGGTCTCCTGTTGCCCTTCGGCGGCCCCGCCTATCTCGGTGGCAAGGACCTCAGTCGGGAATACTTCAGCAAGAGCACGGACTTCTGCCTGGACTGGTACGAGGGCGGCGCGCGGCCGCTCCTGTGGCACCATGGTTTGGATGCGTCCGTCAAGACCGCGCCGATCGGCAAGATTACGGCCATCGAGATGCGCGACGACGGCGGCTGGATGCAGGCGCAACTGGACAAGCACAGCCAGTACTACGCCGAGGTGTCGCAAC